AAGGTTTCCTCCGACCATCTTATGAATGTCAGCCCAATCCATTTCGGCTAATTCATCCATTGTAGGGAGTTTGATAACAGACTCTTCTTGAGCCTTTAGAATGGTTTCCTTCTCAGCAGTCAAAGACTTACGGAGTGCGGTAAATTCATCCTTAAGAGAAGCAATTTCGCTTTGAGCATCATATTGCTGCTTTGCGAGAATATTCTCTCTTGTTGAGGTTTCGGCCTTGAAGCGAGCCTCAAACTGCTTTTGGAGGTTGTCGTAAGCCAATTTCTCCAATTGCTCTTGACGGAAAGCATCGTAAGCCTTCTCAATGTTAGCAACGCTCAAATCAAGCGTTTCTAACTCATCGTTGTTAAATGCCTTAACTACTGGTAAATCAGTAGCCTTTGGTCGGCCACCTTCAATAATGATTCTGTCAGCAGGTTCACCGATTTCAACACCTGCACCATCAAGGGTAGGAACATAGGCTTTTCTCTCTTCATCATCCATCATTTCCTCATCCTTCATCTTTTCAGACATCATTTTGTCTTTATCAGGCATCATCTTTTCTTCATCCATCAACTTTTCAGACATCATTTTTTCGTCTTTCATGTCCATGTTTTCTTCTTCTTCCTTTCTTAGCATATTGACTTCTTCCATAAGAGCGTCAAGTTCTGCCAATGCTTTTTCAATTTTGGTCATATTTTTCACCTTTGTTGTTTTTTCTTGTTTTAAAATGTCAAATCTTGCTTCCGGGTTAATTCCTTTTTCACAAATAGTGACTTCATGTAATTCTAACTTTGAAATTTCGTTGTATTGCCCAAATTCATCATTGGTTTTCTTTACTTTTTCTAAAGCCTGTCCTCCAATACTAAAACTTCTTAATGAACCTTTTCTTATGCCACGATTAATTTCTTTGGCTTTTTCTATATCGTCTCTTAATTTGATTACTACGAAGAATCCAACATCATCTACTTCTGTTTTAAATAGTCTTCCTGATTTATCTCGGTATGATTCAACTACTTCTCCGACTTGAACATTTGAATGATTTGTCATTACATTTCTAAACTTTGGGTTCTCCATGTATTTATTTACCGCTTCTTTAAGGGCTTTGAGTGTGATTAAATCATTTTGCTTATCAACGATTTCAATGCTTGCATATCCTCCAATCATTAAATCGTCTTGGCTTTTGAGAATCCTAAAATCTGATGTGTTGTTTCGCATCACCGCAGAAGTCATTCTTCTCAACCCCAACTATCCATTATCCAGTATATAAAGAACACCTATTCTTCGGTGGGAAGGGGCAATTTATTATACCTATCTTCATAGATGTTCCACTTTCCTTCATCCCCTTCCTTATCGGCAGGTGTTTGTTTATAGCCCGTCCAAGCAAGCCACATTTTTTCTCCATCAACATCTAAAACCCTATAATGCATTTTTGTTTCAAATTTACTACCTTCCAAGAAATATTCATGGTAGCCGTCTCTTTGAATACCTAAACGGATTTTACCCGAATCTATTAATTTACCCTTAGTTACTGTTTTTGCTACTTCTGCTGGATATTTACCAGCCGCACCGAATAAGTCAAACATTTCTTCTTCGTTTTCAATGTTGATAGTCCAAAACATATTTTCTGTTTTTAGACCGATAGCAAAAGTTAAGTTATCATCTTCTCTTGCATAGATTTTAAACTCACCCTCTCTTAATTCTTTAGGTGTTTTATATTCACCTTCGACGGCTTTAATATCTTCTTTTTTAATTTCTTCTTCCTGCATGATTTTATCATCATCAGCAACAATTTTATTATCTTTTTCGCTGATACCGTCTCTAAGAATAGCCCATTTCTTTAACTTCTTCTCATCGGAATCAAGAACCTGCTCATACAAATCTTTATGTTTTTCTTTTAAGAAGTTATGAATTTGTCGTGGAGTCTGCTCTCCATTCATTTTTAAGTATTGGAAGATAGCAACAGTTAATTCACTTTGCTTAGTTTTCATAATACTAATAGCCTGTTGCTTCCACATATCTAAATCCATTGTAGCATTCTTAGACATTAGGTTATCTTCTTCATAGCCATAAATAGTAAAACCATCTAAATCATATTTAATGATAACATTCGCTTCTCCATGAATGTGGTCTGTAATTTTAACACCTTTTGTAAATGCTTCAACATTATAGTTAAGAGACTTTTTGGTGTCTTGAGAAAGTAATTCCAAAGTGATTAATTTATCGGGATGCTCAACTTCAGGTATTTCAATTGGTTTAGCAGAAAATAAACTAAATCCTTCTCCCTTCTTCTTGACCTCATCAACCTTAACTCGGATAATTTCTCCAACATCAACAGCGATTTTTGTATTCAAAGCCTTACCTACATTTAAGTATTGCTTCTTATCAATTTCAACTGTTCCTTCCATTTCATCAGTAATTGGCCCAACACCAACTGTATAGGAATACAAATTGCTTTTTGTCTTTTTCTTTTCTAATACGATGACATCTAAATCAACAAACTTCTTTAACTTAATCCACTTCGGATTTTTCTTTGTTCCGATGTAATAAGTAGAAGTAGCGTCTTTGATAACAACTCCTTCCGAAGCAGGATTTTGCATAATTTCATCTGCATATTTTTGTATATCTTTAAGATTGTCGGCTTGTCGGGTATCTTTCTTTGAGGGATAAGCAATTGCTTCACTAGATTTTGATGAATAATTATTGAATAAAATTGTCATTCTACTCTCTAATTCTTCATCCGTAAGAGTTTGAGACTCATGGCGAATAATATCAAAAACATGACACCTTAATGTAGCATCTTTGTATTTGCCTTTAAAAACATGAGCGATTGTATCTGCTCTATGAAGAGGGTCATCGCCATCAAAAAGAACTAATTCTGCATCAAAGATACAGTCTCCATATTCTTTCTTCTTTAATTCATCAGCCTGTGCTTTACACTTGTTAGTAATATCTTTCTCATTATAAGAATAAATTTTTACCTTATCATCAATCTTATGCAATTGCACTCTCATGCCGTCAAATTTTTCTTGAACATACCAGTTTCCGCTAAATCCTTTTAACTCATTAATATCTTCTACTTCAAAAATTCTATACATGGGTTTATTGGGAACAATAAATTGAGAGATGGACTTTTTCTCATCACTTGGCACAGACTTTTGAACACCTTCAATGTCAGTAATATCTTCCCATTCTTCCTCACTATTCTTAGATAAGAAGATTAATTCTAACATATCCATAGCGGCCTTTACTTTAGATTCAACTTTCTTTGAGTCTTTTCCATCCCCGTAATGCTCAATAATATAGAGGGCCACATCGTCCACTTCTATATCAAGTCCCATAAGACCCTCCGTAATTGTGTCGGGGGCCATACCTTTAACGCTGTAAATGTCATCAGATAGGGCTTTATTGTCATCCCTTATAGCATAATGCACAAATTTGACCATGCTTTCGGGATTATCCAGTAATTCTTCAAGCACATTATCCTTGAACATGGCGGCGAAGGGGTCAGCCACGATGGATGAAGAATACCTTAAAAGTTTAATATTCTCGTAAAGTTCTTTGGCTTGGCGTGAAGCAGGGTCTTTAACATCTTTATCATCTAAATCCTTTTCATCAATAAAATTTTTCATTTCTTTACCGGCAGCATCAGCCTCGTTATATGAGTCAATAATAACATCAACTATTTTACGCCAGCGACCCGAATATTCTGTTGGGTCGCTTCTTGCAGATAAATAGGCTACTCTTGTCTTTTCAAAAAGACGAAGAATTTCTTGAGAAGGTTGTTTATCCTTCTCAATAGAAGCCAATTTCATACGAATCATCTATTTCTTTCGTATTCAGAATCTAAAGTTTCTCCTGAATAGTCAGAATCATATGCAATAGTTTGTTCAGGGACTTTAGATAACTCTTCCTCTAAGTCTTTTAATTTAAAAGTGATACGAGTCATTTCTTGCATCAATCTACTTTGTTCGTCTGGTTTAGCGTCTTTAATTTGTTTAGACAAACCAGTAAGCATAGCAGAAAGACCATCAATTTGACCAATAAGTTTCATTCTTTGTTCATGGTCTAGCATAGGATTAGTTTCATAATCTTCAGGTAAAATATTTTTTAGAATATTAACCATTTTTGTAATTTCACCAGCATAGGCATGAAGAGTAGTTGGCCCATCATTTGATTCTGCCTTGTAGTTATAATTTTCAGCCTTTGGTCGCTTCAATTTAAATGTCTCTGAATCATCATCCATAGGATTTCTGTTGTTATCCATTAAGGATTGATAAAGAATTTCTTTGGCTTCTCTTGCTTTTTGAATAATAATACTAATCTGTCTTTCTTCTCTTGTTACTCTTTCAGGCATATAAATCACTCCATCTTTGAAACCATCTTGTGAATATCTGACCAATCCATGCTGGAAACATCAGTAGAGGGTAATGTATCAAAACCACCAACAGTATTATCCATAGCAGGTGTTGGGCTTTGTGAAACAACAAGACCAGCCTTCATCAAAAGACTGTCTTTTGCATAGATTGTTTTTTCTAATGCTTCAACCTTTGCAGTCAAAGCCTTAATAATTTCTAAAACATCTTTGTTAATACTTTCTTCTGTCATAGTATCACATTCCATACTTTTGCTTACATTTTTCTCTTTCTTTTTGATATTCTTCAAAAGAAATACTACCTTTATCGTGAAGTTTTGCTAAACGGTCTACGCAAGCAAGATAACTTTGAGCATCTAAACTACTTCCTCTCATGGGTTTTCTTCTACTTCCGCCTTTAAACCCTCTTGCGCTCATTCCGTTTGCTTTCTGTAAATCACCAGAACAGCCGCAACCACATCCTGCTTTTAGAATCTCTTGCCAACTCATTTCTTATTCTCTCCTTTTCCTCTTGGATGAACTAAATCTCTTAATTGACGATAGAGCAACTCATACTCCTTACGCAACTTCGTAGCGGTGGCTACAATATCAATGTTGCGCTCGTCCATTGATTTCATTTTCTTGTTCAACTTCTTATCTGATTTAATTAACTCTAATTCTCTAAGAGTTTCAATAAGTTCACCTAATTTAGTAAAGTCTTGACCGAAAAATTCTGTTGGTTCTGCGGCTTGAAGAGTTTTCTTTAGTCTCTTTCTTCCTTTAGCATCTAAAGAATCAAGAAGTTTTTTAGGCTCTTGTTTCTTCTCTTTTAGAATAAAGTTATCGCCTTCTCCATAATAGTCCCAAGTCATTATTATTCCTCCTTTGGTGGGTCTTTAAAAATCTTCTTGGATTCTTTTGTTTTTAATTTAGCAGGCTTTTTATCCTTAATCTTACTCTCAATGAAATTAACAACTTCTTGTAGTTCTTCTGCCTTTTCTTGATATTTGAGAGATAACTCTTCAAATTTTGCGGAAGAAACAGCATCAATGGTGGGTGCGCCTTCAAAGTAGCCACCATCTGCCTCCAAAATCATTTTAGCATCAGGATTGCTTTCAAAATAATCCATTAGACCCTGTTCAACTTCACCTTTGGCTTTAGAAGAAACTTTCTCCATTTGCTTAGCATATCTACTCAAATCAAAAGCAATATTTGCTCCTTTAGTTAATTGTTCCTTAATTTCAGGCAAGGGGTCGCCCTGCTTAAATATATTTAAAATAGTGCTAAACTCTTTCAAAGTTGGTTTTAATCTATCAAAAGTATCTAAGTCTACTTGTAGTCTTTCTAACTTTCTTTCCTCAGCCTTAAGTTCTTTTATTAATTCTTTCTTAGCATCCTCAATATGTTTTTCTTTATCTTTATCCATATCTCTAAGCATAGAACTAATTCGTTTAATTGAACCAACTCTTTTCGCATAATTATCCTTCACATCTCGTTTTTTTCCAGATGAAGCAATAACTCTTCGTAAAGCAGCATTTAGTTTTCTAACCTGTCTAGCGACTAATTTATCTGGGTTTTCAATAGTTTCTTTAATCATTTCTATTTTCTCCTCAATGAATACCTTAGTGTTCATAATTCTACTAGTGTATTCTTGGGTAGCATTAATTCTTCTTAAGGCTCTTTCATATTCTCTATTGATACCAACATCCGCAGTTGTCTTTTTTGCCCGTTGAAGCATACGAAGCCTTTCATCTTTTACTTTTGTTCTAGGAACTAAACTTCTCGGTTCTCTTTTCCATCTCTGTTTATGAATAGTTCTAAAAACTTCTAAGAAATCAATTTGTTCACCATCAACTTCAAACTCGGTTTCTACAATATCATTAAGTAATCCTTGTAAATTCAACACATTAATATCTGGCCCTTTACTTACTTCTTCTCGTCCCTTTTTTGTATATTTATACATTTTTCCTGAAAGAACTCCATCAACTAAAAATTTTCCATATTCGTCTTCTAAAAAATTATTATTTCTCTTTAACATAGTTAAGAAACCTAATAAATTACTAGAATTAGCAGAAGTAGAACCTAATCTTGAATAACTTTGCATAATGCCCCTAACGACAAGTTTGCCTTCTACTCTTGATACTCTCGCTTCAGAAGCAATTTCCATCAAAATGTCTGCTTGAAAATTTAAATTTGACAAAATCTTGTAGGCACTTTCTTCTTCAACAGACCTACTAAACTCCTCACCATATCTGTTTTCTGCGATTCTAGCATCTATTTGTGCCTGTTCCTCAGCACTATCAACAGGAGCAGTATATCCTTCTTCTTCACTTGCTCTTGCAGAACCCACTTCATCTTCTTCCTGCTTGGCAATAGCAATATACTTACGATAAGCAATCATATTTTGGGGGTTCATATTCTCAATCAAAGATGCTTTAATTAAAGACACATCAGCCATTTCCTTAACCAACATAGATGTATTGTCATCTAACTTTGCCTTTCTTAAAACATTAAGCAAAGATTTATCTTTGGCTAATTCAAAAAACATTTAAAAACCTCAGAAAGGAATATTTTCTTTCTTTCCTCTTTTCTTTGATGGTAAAAGAATAACATCAGGATTATCAGAAGAAGAGGGTAATGCTTTGTGAGAAGTATCGGGAGGCAAACCAACAGACATGTCTGTATTCTTTTGCTTCTTATTATTTTCTTGAGAAGTCAAAGCCTTAACTTTGGCTAACTCTTTTGTCAATCTTCTTTGCTTTTGGTGTAAATCTTCACTCATACTTTTTCCTCCAAACTTCCCTGTGTTCTTTCTAAAATAGCAAGTAATTCTTCCTTAGACATTTTACTGATTCTTTTAATAACCATAGGAAATAAGTCCTTTCTTGTCATTTCAGCAAGATTAGACATATCTTCATCAAACATAGAATCTAAATCACCGCCTTCATCCACGGAAGGAGCAGGTTTGCCACCTGCAATTTTAACAGGGGGCTTTCTTCTTTGGGGGCTTCTTGGCCTTCTATCAGGGTCTAGTTCCCTAATTGGTCTTGTTCTTACTTTAATAATGTTTTCCCAATTATTCATCTTAACCAACCCTTCTTTCAGTCCTTGTATCGGTATTTTGATTTCCGGCCTCTAATGGCAAACCCGCCATTCTCTTATCCGGCCCTACGCTCATTCTGCTTTTATTCCTTGTGGCCGGAGGGTTCTCTTGGGGCTTGCTTCCACCCTGCATAGCCTGTTCTTGCATCTGCCCCAATTGTGAAGCATCAATGTTTGTCCCTGCATACGGGTCAGGTTCCGCTTGTTCCCCTTCACCTTCTGCTGGTGGTTTTTCTTCAGGTTCAGGCTTTTTGAAAGTAAATTGTCCATCTTCGTCCATATCAACTTCAAAGCCTAAATTCTTTGTTGAAGCAGCAATATTAACTTCAATTTCACGCTTACGAAGAACAGCAATTTCATCTTCTTCTTCGCTTGGTGGTAATTTCAAATTCCAATCTGTAATACCAAACTGCTTTACAAGGAACGGGAAAACATAATTATTATAGACAGTTTGTGCTTTTTGAACTGCTCTATTTGTTACCAAAATTTGCATACCTTCATTGTTTAATCCACCGCTTGTAGTATTATCAGCCATGAATACTTTACTCACACCATAGAAAGCAGAAATTCTATCTCTTAAATCGTCTTTTACAGAAACATAATCCATTTCCTTGAGGCTGTCCATGAACTTAATCCATTCAACAGCACCCTTACCGCTTTCTGCTTCAATTCCCATAACAGGGATGAAGTGGGGGTCGGCTTCCATCTTTTCTTTTACTGAACGCCAAAATGAACGCATTGAATCCATATTTCTTGTTTGAACCGCAAGCAGACCTCTCGGCATTCTACTCTTGGTATATGATTGATTAACATAATTTTCCATAGCAATAAGTGTCATAATATTGTTAAATAAAGTAATAACTGGAGACATGCCGTAAAGACGAGAAGGACTATATTTACTAAAATGTAATACCTCTCCTTTTAAGAAGTGCTGGTCTTCTCCTTTTACTCTATTAACATAATGAACAGGGAATAGACTGCTACCACAAACTTCACATTTTTCATGCGGGTCTTTATGAATAACACCACGATGATTTACACAGGTAAATCCTTTCGTTCCTCTTTGTCCATTTTCATCACTATAAATAAACATGGTAACTGGGTCGCCCCGATAAACTTCTTTAATGCGATGCATTCTAATTTTGCCATTACCATCAATAAAGTATTCTTTAACAAGAACAATGTATGCATCATCCATAATGTTTAAATCATCTTCAAGTTCCTGCAATACATCAATAAATAGTTGTTCGGATTTATTTACATATCCTTCTATAAACTTTTCAGCATATTCTAATTGTTTGACATCAGGAATTTTAAGGTCAGCACTTTTACAACGAGAACATTCTTGAACTGGTCTTTTATGTTCCTTACCACAGTTATTACATCGTGCTTCGTATGCTTTTTCCCAAACATACCCTCTTCTAAATACCTCTTGCTTCAATTGAGTAATACAGGTTCTCGCAATAACTGATTGATTAACAATATTATAGATGATTGGGCCAGTCATCATGTGATTGGTTTCTCTTTCTTGAATACCCATGTTATATACTTTTCTATCAGCCGGTTTAGGAGTTTGTCTCCTAAATAGATTAGTAATGCTAAATCTTCTTTTTTCTTCAACCATGAATCACACCCCCTGTTTTAATGCTACGCTATCCTCGGCTATGAACGCTTCGGTCATGGTTGGCCGCTATCCTCAATGTCATATCTTTCGTTGCTTGAACGAAGCATTTCTTCTAAAATGCCTTTTAAATATGTAGCCCTGCTATTGGGCCGCTTAAACCCTAATTTTAAATAGTAAATAACCATTCTTTTATTAATGTCTGCTAGATTAGAGAACTTAACATATTTATTTCTGTCTTTAGGTAATTCATCATTTAGAATACCCTCTTTTAGTTGTTTCCAGGACATCTTAGCCTTCATAATTAATAGGGTTTTGTCCATAACATCGCCTCATCTATTTTACAAGTTAAACATCTATTTGAAATAATTTCAGTCTTACACCTTCTACAAACAGTTGCATATCTAATTTTCTTTGGTAATTTTGTTCTTACTTTATGTTTAAAAATATCATAATGTTTGCGAGGCATTAGCAATTCCACCTTCTTCTGGCGGCTTTTGCTTTCTCGCTATAAGTGCCGTCTTTTCTTTTAAATCCCCTTGACCTTGCACAAAAACTTTTTCTTCTTTTTGCTGCTTTGCTTCCGGGTTTTAATTTACTCGGTTTAGTGGTAACTGGAGGTTTTAAATTAGAGCCTTGTTCACGCTTAAACTTAGCACGACCCTTAGCACTTAATCCACCCGTTCTTGCGTGAATTTTTTTATTGTAGCCTTTGAAGGGCTTCTTTTTTCTTTTAAGAATCTCCTGCCAATTATTCATACTTTTCACCTATCATATAGCCTAATTTTTTTCCTGCTTGAATATCGCTTGGATAATGACTTCCCATTTGCATTCTTGATAAAGAAATTCTATCTGCCATTTCTTTGAGTTCTTTCTTCTTATCTGGATATTTCTTTCCTAATACCTTTTCTAAACCATGAGCAAGCATTGAATGTCCACTTGGGAATGCAGGAGTATCATCTGTTTTTGTTTTTGTTGATTGAATCTTATTTGAAATTTCGTAAGGTCTTGGTCTTTGATATTTCATTTTTAAGGAGATAGCATAGTAGTTTATATCCTTCATAAAATCATCATAATCTTTTTTATCAGCACCCACTATTTTAAACATTTCTACTTCGGGTTTTAAGTCAGAATCTTTCATTTGTTTTGGTGTAAGTTTCTTTTTGCTCATAACTGCTAAAATTTTAGGAATCTCAGTTTCTTCTTTTGGATAACTCATTTTTGGAATATCTAACTTCGCCTTTGGGCTTCTTTCTAATATCTTACTCTTATCTTTTGAAAGTGTGCCTTGCCACTTTCTTTTCTTAAGAATAAGAAACCAACTCATATCAATCCCCTTTATCTAAGTTTAGTTTCCTCTCCTTTTACTTTCTTAATATATTCACGAATTCTTTTTGCTTGGCTGGCGTGCATAGCAGTTGCTTTATCTAATTCTTTAGCAATCTTTTCTAATTCGCTAACATCTTGTTTTAGTATTTCTTCCCACTTCATTTTTTCATCCTCTGCGTTTTTCTTTTGCTTGATTCTTTTCTTGCTAAGGCTACTTTATGTGCCGCATTTAATCTTTTTTTTGCTTCTGGGTCTTTTGCTCTTTTTGCTGCTACCCTTGCTCTTTGTTCAACTAAATTAATAATTTGTGATTGTCTCTTGTGTGGTTTTGATTTAAATGATGAACTTGAAAATGTTTCTCTTACATCTTTTGCAGTTTTGAATTTAACAGGAACAGTATCTTTTGGATTTTCATCTGTATATAATCTTCTTGCTGAACCTTTAGGTTTCTTTCCCGTTCCTTTCTT